GGACTGAAGGCCGACATGGGTGACGATGGCCCATTGCTAGAACAACGCTTTGCCATACCATACGAGACAGATGGCGAGATGATAGACGTTGTGCTGTGCGGTACGATAGACATGATCGGTAGCTTCAACGGCATCCCCGTCCTCGTAGACCACAAGACTACCGCACTCATGCAGGTTGACAGGTATCTTGAAAGTTATCAGAACTCACCGCAGATGATGATGTACACTATGATACACAAGCATCTGTTCCCTGACGAGGACAGGGGTGTAGTTATCAACGGCATATTCCTAGCACGTAACGGCAAGAGTAAGTTTCAACGCTCGACTATCATCACGTTCCCGAAGCACGTACTAGCAGAGTTCGAGAGTCACCTACGCGAGGTTGTATGGTCATTCATGAGCGGCTTGCGTCGTGTGCTAGACGAGGGCGCTAATGCAGAGGAAGTCTTC